TATGGCAAGGCCAACCGCCAAGAATTAGAGGACGGGCGCAAGTGGTACAAAAGAGCAAAACGCCAGTGTAAGGCCCTAGCAACAGAACAAGGGTTGCCCGTTCGCACTGTCGTCGGTGTTGTCGCTGCTACTAGCCCCAACCTTGCATGGTCTAGAAACGTCCATACGGCCCGTCAAGTGGTGCAAGGGTTTTCCCAAGGTATTGACGTTGCGGATATTGAGAACTGCTCAGCTTATCCCGCCAACCGTTCCAAGGGTTATAAGGTTATGGCCACCGCCAACCGTTCCGACAGTATCACCAAGGTATTGAACGGACCCAAGATAACTGCGTTTTACGACAACATCATGGGCGGCGACAGTGTGACCATTGACGGACACGCTCGTAACATTGCGTATGCTGAACGACTAGCCCTCAAGGATAAACGCCTATCTATTCATAAAGCTGAATATGACAAGTTGGCTAGTGCCTATCGTCGGGCCGCCAGTCTACTAGGGATCAAAGCAAGTGTTCTGCAAGCGATCACTTGGACCACTTGGCGGCGGATCAATCAGATAAAAGTTTAGGTTGTGTTGGCCTATCAACTGGCAACCCTTCGGGGTTGTCTTTTTTGGCTTAGTATTCAAGGGGTTGCATATGTAATATATTCGTAAAACAGAATGTTAGTTTTGGACCAAACTGGGGAAAAATCCTGCGCCCTCGCCCTTCGAGTGTATCCAAAAGTTTTTACTCGCCCCCAAGTTGTACCCACGTACAACCCTAAGGTGTACCTTGGGACCCTCCAGATTACCCACGGTAGAATCGGGCCAGCGGCGTAACCACCCCCATCTGCAAAACAAAAAATTCCAAAGTGTGACTTTTATGCAACACTAGTAATCTCGATGATACCCTCTGTACGACAAAAAAGATTCCTTTGTTTACAACGACATACAAGAAAGTTATATACTTTTGGTTACCAAAGCTAAAAAAAAGTTACTATATATAGATATAGAGGTACTATACTATAGTATATACGTAAGTTAAAACTACCCACATATTACCAATATAGATTACAACTAAAGTTCTACTATAGTACCTCTATACAGCTTTCCCATTATTTTTATTTAGGTGTCGTGGTCTAATGGACAAACTAAAGTATAGCGAAAATATCGCAAAAGCTGTCCGTACAGGCATTAGAAATGGTGTCGCTGTAAAGGACATTATGGCTTCTATCCAGAAGTATCAACTAGCCCCCTCTAGTACAGCTACATTCTATAAGTTGTATGGTGAAGACATTGCTCAAGAACGTGCAGAGATTGTAGGTCAAATTGGTTCTGTCGTGATCCAACAGGCATTAGAGGGCGACTTTAAGGCTGCTGAGTTTTATCTCCGTAGTAAAGGCGGTTGGTCACCAACGCAAACAAACATTGAGGTAGAAGGCCCTGCTGATGCCGATGAGGACACAGGAGCAATCGACTCCTTGATGACACTCTTAGGCAAAAAGACAGATGGCACTCCCGATAACAGCTAATGATCTTCGTCAGTTACCCGACGACGAAGTTGCAGACATACTCAAACAACTGGGGCCAGCACAAGCCGAAGAACTACGGTATAACTGGGAGTTCTGGGCTAGACCTGAGCAACTAGAGCCTACAGGAGACTGGAATGCATGGTTAGCATTAGCTGGTCGTGGCTGGGGTAAAACCCGTGCTGGTGCTGAGTGGGTAAGACACAGGATCAAAAAAGGTGACAAGATCGTACATTGTGTCGCTCCTACTAAAGGTGACGTTCGCCGTGTTATGGTTGAGGGTGACAGTGGATTACTTAATGTTTGTTGGAAAGGTGATAAGACCTACAGAGGAAAACACATTGGGTTTCCTATCTGGTCCCCTACTAACAATACTCTGACATGGGAAAACGGAAGTAAAGCCGTATTCTTCTCAGCAGAGGACCCAGAGCGTCTTCGTGGTCCACAGGCTTACTCAGCATGGACAGATGAGTTGTGTGCTTGGCGAAATGCACAAGAAACTTGGGATATGATGATGTTTGGACTCAGATTGGGTCGCAAACCGCAAGTTTTTATTACAACTACACCAAAAACTACAAAATTACTACGTAACATTATATCTGACCCCAAAACGTCTATTTCTAAGGGTTCTACGTTCGATAACGCAGCAAACCTAGCAGATACGTTCTTAGATGCGGTCAAAAAGACCTACGAAGGTACAAGACTTGGTAGGCAAGAATTATATGCAGAAATATTAGATGAAGCCTCTGGTGCCTTATGGAACCGTGAGTTGCTCTTCAAGTGTGAAGTAGATCGGGACGAGGTACCACCTCTGTCTCGTATTGTCGTGTCTGTAGACCCTGCCGTAACCAATAAAACCGACAGTGATATGACTGGTATGGTTGTTGCGGGTATAGATCAAGAGGGTACAGCATACGTCCTAGAAGATCACACTGATCACTACAGTCCAAAGGAATGGGCTGCAAAGGCTATAGAACTATATCACGAACACATGGCTGACAGGATTGTCGCTGAACGTAACCAAGGTGGTGATATGGTCCGTCATACTCTGCAAACAGAAGATGAAAACGTCCCGATTAAGCTAGTACATGCTAGTCGTGGTAAGATGGCACGGGCTGAACCTGTGTCTGCACTATACGAACAAGGCAAAGTAAGGCATGTCAAGGGACTTAACGACTTAGAAGATCAGATGGTACAGTGGGAACCTCTAGGGTCCATAGGCTCACCAGACCGTCTTGATGCTATGGTATGGGCTTTAACGGACCTCTCACTAAATGGATACGCAAAACCACAACTAAAACTAGCGTATTCCAATGCCAAAGGTTTAAGGTAAGATGGTAAAGAAACTATCAGCAACGGAGGCGGCCCAAGTACTGGGTATCGCAGGTGACAACACACATAACGGTCAAATCCGTGCAGATGAGTTTCTACCTGAATTACGTGGCAAACGTGCCATACGTAAGTATCGTGAAATGCGTGACAACGATAGCACCATTGGTGCAGTCATGTACGCTACTGAACAAGTCTTACGTGACGTAGACATTAAGGTTATGCCAGCCAATGATACCCCTGCTGCTAAACGTGAAGCAGACTTTGTGGAGAGTATCTTTAAGGATATGGATCACACCCTAGATGATCACGTATCTGAGGCTTTGTCGTCCCTTACATTTGGCTTTGCTTGGTTTGAGGTCGTCTACAAAAGACGTAGTGGTCAAAAGACTAACTCTAAGTATTCTGATGGTCGTATGGGTGTGCGTAAGATTGCTTCACGTGCGCCTTGGACTATCTCTAAGTTTGACGTAGACGAAAAGACTGGTGATGTCTTAGGCATTCATCAGGAAGGGTCAGGGTTCAACAATACTAACTATATTCCTAGTCGTAAGAGTTTGTATTATAAGACTACGGCGATTAACAATGACCCATCTGGAAGGTCGATCCTACGTAATGCGTATACCTCGTATGAGTATCTTAACAATCTACAGAGTATTGAAGCTATTGCTGTGGAGCGTGAGTTGGCTGGTATTCCTGTGGCTCGTATCCCTTCTGAGTATCTTAGTCCTGATGCTACTGCTGCTCAGTCTGGATTCCTCACCAACCTTCAACAAATCCTTAGAGATGTTAAGTTCAATGAGCAAGGCTACATCGTCTTGCCCTCAGATACCTACCCCGATAGTAACGGAAGTCCTACCACCACTCGACTAGTGGATGTAGAGTTGATGGCATCTAATGGTAAACGTAATATAGACATAGACCCGATTGTAAAACGGTACCAGCACGACATTGCTCGTTCTGTACTTTCAGAGTTTCTTATGCTTGGTGGTGGCAACACTGGTTCATACGCCCTGTCCAAGTCTAAGACAGACCTGTTCCTTCGTGCGCTTGAGAGTTATATCCAAGCCATAGTTGACGTTCTCAACAAACAGTTGGTCGAACGCCTATGGGAGTTGAACGGTCTGAACTATGATCTCATGCCAACTATTGTTGCAGGGGATGTAGCACCACATGACCTGCGTGAAATTGCAGCGTTCCTACGTAACCTAAATGGTGCAAATATTGATGTGTCGTCGCATCCAGAAGTAATTCAGGACTTGATGGACATCGCTGAACTTCGGTACGACCCTGATCAAGAGGGCGATACTGACCAAAACAATGTAGATGGTTAATAACCCATTGAAAATAAAGGAAAAATATCATGGCTACCTTCAATAAGGTAAATGACTTCGTAGTCAACGCTGTACACAACATGGACTTGGAATCAGATCAAGTTGTTGTTGCTCTATCAAATACAGCACCTTCATCAGAATCTTCTGATCCATCAGCAGATGGCAACGGCATCTTAGGTAACGTAACAGAAGTTGCTTACACTAACCTAAGTTCTCGTAATGTTACTACTACTTCGTCTACACAGACATCAGGAACATATAAGCTAGTTCTATCAGACATCACATTGACATCATCTGGTGGTTCAACTGGTCCTTTCCGTTACGTGTACATCTATAACGACACAGTAGCAACACCAGCCGACCCACTGATCGGATACTACGACTACGGTTCATCATTGACACTAAACGATGGTGACTCACTAACAATCGACTTCTCAGCAGCTAACGGCGTACTACAGATCGCTTAAGAGGAAATAAGAAATGGTCAAGCTAGTCAACAGAGCCAGAATGTCCACCAGCACTACTGGCACTGGCACAATTACATTAGGTTCTGCTGAAAATGGCTACCAAAGTTTTGATGACGCTGGTGTACCCGATGGAGATGTAGTCCGTTACGTTATTGAGGATGGTGCTAACTGGGAAGTAGGTACAGGTACGTATACTGCTTCTGGCACCACCCTTACACGTACAGTTACAGAAAGCAGCAACTCTGACGCTGCCCTTAATCTGTCAGGTAATGCAGTCGTCTTCATCGGCCCAGCAGCACAAGACTTTAGCCCGACCATTACACTCGCTGGTGATGCCAGCGGGTCTGTTACGCTTACAGACTTAGAAGATGCGACCTTGACTGTTACCGTTGCTGATGACAGTCATAATCACGTTATTGCCAATGTCGATGGACTACAGGCTGATCTAGACGCAAAGCTAGACAAGTCTGGTGGTACTATGACTGGCAACTTGATCCTGAATGCTGATCCCACTACGGCATTAGGAGCCGCTACGAAAGAGTATGTCGATACGATTGCTGCCGCTGGTATTCACTACCACGATCCAGTACGTGTCGAGCAAGAGGGCAACCTTACAGCTACATACGACAATGGTACAGCAGGTGTAGGTGCAACCCTTACTAACTCAGGTAGTCAGGCTGCATTGGTCATTGATGGGGTCACTATGGTCCTTAACGACCGTGTTCTTGTTTATGAACAAACCAATGCTTATGAGAATGGTATCTACACAGTTACCAACGTAGGTTCTGCAAGCACTAACTGGGTTCTTACCCGTGCCACTGACGCAGATAGCTACGGTGCCTCTGATCCTGATGCACTAGGCCAAGGTGATGCTTTCTTTGTACAAGAAGGTAACGTAGGTGCTGGTGAACTATACGTTATGAACACTGAGGGTAGTATTACCTTTGGTACCACAGGCATAACCTTTACTCAGATTCAGTCTACAGCCGTATATTCTGCTGGTACAGACTTAACCTTGAGTGGTACTACATTCAATGTAAACTCTACCATTTCAGCAGATACTACAGGCAATGCAGCTACAGCTACAGCCTTAGAGACAGCACGTACAATCGGTGGGGTATCTTTTGACGGTACAGCTAACATCAACTTAGCTGGTGTTAATACAACTGGTAACCAAGATACTACAGGTAATGCTGCTACAGCGACTGCTTGGGAAACAGCCCGTACAGTTACTCTGTCGGGGGATGTCTCAGGTACAGCCACAGGTGTGGATGGTTCAGGCAACGTATCTATCACAACCACTGTCGCTGACGATAGTCACGCACACGTTATTTCTAACGTCGATGGCCTACAGACTGCCCTAGATGCTAAAGCACCTACAGCAAGTCCTACCTTTAGTGGTACAATCACTTTCCCAGCAGGTCAGACTTTTGATGGTCGTGATGTATCTGCTGATGGTTCTAAGCTGGATGGTATCGAAAGTGGTGCTACTGCTGATCAAACAAAAGCTGACATTGATGCACTAGGCATTGCGGCAAGTACAGCAAGTACACTAGCAACTGCACGTAATATTGCTGTAACAGGTGCTGTAACAGGTAATGCTAACTTTGATGGCTCTGGTAATATCAGCATTAGCACTACTGCTACATCTGATCCTACACTAACACTTTCAGGTGATGCATCAGGTTCAGCTACGTTTACCAACCTTGGCAATGCCACGCTGACCGTCACAGTTGCAGATGATAGCCACAACCACGTTATATCAAACATAGATGGATTGCAGTCGGCTCTTGATGGTAAGCAAGCATCAGGTACTTATAATACAATTATAGGTACAGATACTGACATAAACACATCTGGTTCGACTATTATAGACAACATCTTTGTTACTGATGGCGTTATCACCAGTATGGGGACACGTACCCTTACATTAGGTGACTTAGGTTACACAGGTGAGACTAATGCTACTGCTGACCAAACTGCAAGTGAGATACTGACAGCAGTTAAAACAGTAGATGGCTCTGGCTCTGGCCTAGATGCTGACACCGTTGATGGACTACAGGCAAGCAGCTTTGTCCGTAGTGATGCTAACGATACTATGAATGGTAAATATACCATTGTTTATAGTCTGGGAGTTGGAAACGCCACTGCTGGAAGCACGTTTGATAATGGTAAAGCTATTGCTATCGGTGATAGTGATACTGGTATTCGCCAAGACGGTGATGGTGAACTTGAGTTGTGGGCAAACAACCAAGAAATATTACACATAAACACAAGTCAGGTTTCCTCAGTTAAACCCTTAAATATGAACGGGCAAAACTTAACGAATGTTGAGGACATCTACCTTCGTGACAAGTTGCTCCACGATGGCGATAATAATACTTACCTTGGTTTTGGTACTGACAGTATTTCTCTTGTAACAGGTGGCACAGGAAGGCTAACGCTTAGCAACACAGGTACGGCTGTTTCTAATGGTGCCTTAGATATGAACGGCAACTACATCACTGAGGTAGAGGGCATCTATCTGCGTGACAAGCTGTACCACGATGGTGATACTGATACTTATCTTGGGTTTGGCACTAACACTATTGATCTATATTGTGGAAACACGAGAGAATTTTTCGTTAATGGTAATGGTGTATTTATAGAAGCAGCACTGAGAGAAGATTATGATGCACTATCAGGAACATCTCCAACCGCTAATACAAACAACGGCGGTGCTTTTAGCCTTACAATGACAGGCAACACTACATTTACATTTTCTGCGCCTGTTACGGGCTATTCTACAGGCTTCGTCCTACAACTAACAGGCAACGGCGGTACAGTCACATGGCCTAGTTCAGTCGATTGGGCTGGCGGTACTGCGCCTGATGCACCAGCTTCTGGTGAAACTGATCTACTGGTGTTCTGGACACGGGACGGTGGTACAACTTGGTATGGAATGCTTGCGATAGACGCAGCCGCATAAGAGGTAACTAATGGCAAATTGGAAAAAATTAGCCCAAGGTGCAGCGGGTGCGGCTGGTGCTGGTGAGGTCTTGAATGTTGAAGATGTGTTCAGCACTTATTTATATACGGGTGACTCCGCAAACCCAAGAGTTATTAACAATGGTATTGCTTTAGCTGATGGCGTTGGTGGTGGAACATCTACTGACTTTGATGGCAATTCAGATTATCTTTTAAGAACAACTGACCTTTCAAATACGCAAGGAAGTAAAACGTTTACGCTTAGTTTTTGGGTATATGACAATATAGGACAAGCGGGAACATCAAGGGCGATTTATTATATTTTTGATGGATCAACTTATTACAGTTTTCAGGTCTATTTTTTATCTTCAAATGGATACCTAAGTATCAGGGGAAGAAATTCTTCTGGAACGTTAATTTTAAACCAAACCATTACGACAGCCGTTCGGAAGAAAGATCAGTGGTTACATGTGTTAATGTCATTTGACCTTTCCGACAGTTCCAAGAGGCATTACGCTGTTAATGATGTTGTCGGAACACCTAGCAACACAACTTACACAAATGACACGATAGTATTTTCAAATGGTTCGCCTCAACACAGTATTGCAGGAAGTTTCACTGGCGGTACTTTACATGATGGTAAGTTGGCGCATTTTTACATGGATTATACTTACCGTGATCTAACAGTTGCATCAAATCGTCGTCTATTTATTGATGCTAATGGCGGCTCAACATCCCCCAGCACTTTATCAGCACTAAATCCAGTAATCTATTTACCAATGACGGACGGTTATTCTGTCGGTGAAAACATAGGAACAGGCGGCGATTTCACGGCATATGGCTCTCCAACCATTGTTGATAGTGGCACTGAATATCTGTCGGACCACGGGCAAGGTGGCTTGGTAATCATAAAGCGTAGAGATGACGGCAATGGCTTTGGCTGGTGGGATACTGAAAGAGGCCCAGATAGCTACGTATCATCAAACAATCAAAACGCAGAAAATACAACCGCAGACAAAGATTTGACAGATTTTACCAGTAGTGGTTTTACTCTGGGTTCCTCTCATAATACGGATGTCAACAACTCGGGTGGAAAGTTTCTTTCCTATTCTTTTCGCAAAGCCCCCAAGTTCTTTGATATTGTAACTTACACTGGTAATGGAGCAAATCCACATGTCATTAATCATAACTTAGGCTCAACGCCTGGTATGATTGTGACTTTTGAACTCGCAGGTGGGCCACGCAGAACTTGGCACAGATCACTTAGTACTAATGGCTATCTGAGCCTTAATACAACAAGTGCTGCATCAACTAGTTCACAAATATTTGCAGGTGTAAGTAGTACAACATTTACTATTGGGGCAAGTGGTTCAATTAATCAAAATGGTGTAGAATACGTTGCCTATCTATTCGCCCACAATGACGGTGATGGTGAGTTCGGCCCTACAGGGGATCAGGATATTATCAAGTGTGGGAGTTATACTGGGTCTAATTTAGCAGTAGATGTTGACTTAGGTTTTGAACCGCAATTTGTCTTAATCAAAAACACCTCTACGTCTGGTTATGGTTGGATTACTCTTGATAACATGAGAGGTATTATTACAAATAATCAATACACTCTGGATGATCCTTACTTGCAGTTAAATGAAAGCAACGCTGAGGCTGGGGGGCAGGGGTTTTTAGCCTGTACGCCTACAGGCTTTAAAGTGGAAGCAACATCTAGCACCCTTAGGCAGGTCAACTACAATAACGATAACTACATCTACATCGCCATTCGCCGTGGCCCTATGGCTGTGCCTGAGAGTGCGACTGATGTGTTTTTCATTGACGCAAAAGACAGTTCTGGCCCACCGTATTATCAAAGCACTGCGCCAGTAGACATGGCAATCAATTTTAAAACAACTGGCGATAATAAAGCAGTAAGTTCTCGGTTAACACAGGGTAAGCGTTTGTTTACTGAGTTGACAAACAGTGAAAGTAGCTCTACTTCATCAGCGTTTGATTATCAAAATGGCTTTGAAGGGTTATCATCGTATCATTACTCTTGGATGTGGAGACGTGCGCCTAACTTCTTTGATGTCGTTACTTACACGGGGGATGGAAATTCTACCCAAGATATAAATCATAACCTTGGTGTTGAGCCTGACATGATTTGGGTTAAAAATAGAGACTCAGGTTCTGTAGAATGGCTTGCGTGGCATTCTGGGGAGCCAAATAAAAGTGGTTATTTAAATTCATATGGTGTGTTCTTTCAGACAGGAGGTCAGCCTTATTATGTAGGTCAAAACGTTTCTTCTACTACTTTTAGGGTTTCAGCAGACAATTCAGCAGCTAAAACTAATGGTAATGGTAGTAACTACATAGCTTATCTTTTTGCTACCGTATCAGGTGTATCCAAGCTAGGGGGCTATACTGGAAATGGTACAAATCAGACGATTGACTGTGGCTTTACTAATGGTGCTAGGTTTGTGTTACTTAGGAGAACAGATGCCATTGGCGAGTGGCATGTTTATGATAGTGCAAGAGGTATTGTTACAGGGAATGACCCTTATCTAGTTATTAACAGCACAAATGCACAAGATGCGTATGGGGCTACTGATGGAATAGACCCTCAATCAAGTGGGTTTATAGTTAATCAGGTGAGTACGCATAACCTAAACGTCAACAATGCTAGTTATATTTTCTACGCAATTGCGTAACTCAAGGTCAGAAAGGAATATCAACTAATGACTGAATATCGTGATCGCACAACAGGTGAACTAAAGAACCAAGGCGAACTAAGGCGTGACAACCCTAATATGTCACTCCCTAAAGTCTGGAATGAGTTCACCTTTGATGCACTTAATGTAGACCCAGTGCTACGCTCACCTAAACCTACAGAGGATATTGGTGCATATCAAACTGTACGCCGTAATGGGGTTGTACAGGATGCCAACAGCAATTGGGTTGAGGCTTGGGAAATAGCTGACATGTTCAGTGATGATGCTGAACTAGGCACTAAGGCTGAACAAGAGGCTGCTTATCAACAACAGCTAGACGACAGTGCAGCAGAACGTAACCGTAATGAACGTGATCGTCTGATCGCTGAGACTGATTGGTGGGCATCATCCGACTTGACTATGACTGCTGAACAAACAGCTTACCGTCAGGCTCTACGTGACATTACTACACATGCTAACTGGCCTCACTTAGGCGAGGACGACTGGCCTACTAAACCGTAAGGGGTAAACTATGTTAGGATTTGCACCATTAGCGTCTACCCCGTTTGCTGCTGCTGGCGAAGGTCTGTCTTATCGGCTGTCTGCTAACGAAGGTACCTACAGCTTAACATTCCAAGACGTTATTGATTCAATATCCATAACAGCAGGTGAAGCAACATTCACCCTAACGGGTCAGACTTCACCTCTAGTCGTGACTAAGCCAGTAGACGAAGGTACTTACGCTGTCACGGGTCAAGACATAGACTTCACTGTACAGAATGTACTATCTGCTGCACACGTAAGTTATATCTCTTCACCACAAGATGCAGACTCTGCATTTAGGAAGGTTGTAGAGCAAGGTAGCTTTAGCTTAACAGGTCAGACCTCTGGTATCAATTACCCACTAGAGGGTGGTCAGACAGCTTATAGCCTATCTGGTCAGACATCAGTGTTTACTGTTACTCTACTAGCTGGTGAGGCTACCTATGCTCTTACTGGTCAGGCAGCTAACGTAAACACAAGCATCTCTCATGCTGCTGGATCGTTCTCTGTTACTGGTCAAGATGCATTCCTAAGTCCTACAACAGTTATCACTGTAGACGATGCTGCATCATTTACTCTGACGGGTCAAGACATCAACTTTGATGTACAGGACAACTTTGTAGCAGACACTGGCAGGTTTGATCTTACTGGTCAGAATGTAATTGTAGCTACAAGCATAGCACATGCAGAAGGTACCTTTACACTCACAGGCCCAGACGCAGGTCTAGTTGTTGCAGAACAATTACCAGTAGATGAAACGACATATACACTTACTGGTTTTGACATTAACTTCGACGTTAGTGACAACTTTGTAGCAGAAGCTGGTAGTTTTGTTGTCGGTGGTGAAGACGTAAGCCTCACAGTAAACTACCCATTCGTACTTACTGAACCTTACCTCTTCAACCTAGCTGAACAAGACGCAGGTTTGATCGACGGTAAGTCACTCGTTGCAGAAGGTACGACTTATACAATCACATCAGAAGATGTTATCTTCACACCAGAGATTACATTACCTGCTGTAAGAGGTCAGTTTGCTCTGACAGGTTCTGCTGCACTCTTTGACTTCCCGATAGCGGCAAATGAAGGTACGTTCACTGTAACTGGACCTAATGTTACAATCAGTAACCCATCATCTAAACGTGGTGTTCTAGTCACTGGTAAGTCCTTCAACAAGGTAACACTAACTCAACAATACAATAAGGTTGCATAACAATGGCTTTCTACATTAAGCAGAATGACACAAGCCCATCTATGTTGGCTAACTTACAAGATGCTGACGGTAACGCCATTAACCTTACTGGTGCCAGTGTTCAGGTTCACATTAAAGATGTAGAAGGTACACTCAAGGTTGATCGTGCAGCTATCATACCTGATCCTCTTATCGGTCGTGTACGGGTAAACTGGCAGACAGGAGAAACTGATACTGTCGGCACCTACTATGTAGAGTTTGAGGCTACCTATAACGATGGTACAATAGAGACATTCCCTAACAATGGTAACCTAGTTATGGTTGTCGTAGGTGAGTTGAACTAATGACAACTTGGGCAAGACAGATATATGAGCATGACCCTCTTGCCATAGCCAAGGGTGAAGTCAACGGCTACTCTAGTGAACACAAGTTTGGTGCTGTACCTGCTATGTCGCAGAACCAAACAGGTACCATCTGGGATGTAAACGATACAGCTTATCCTTGGTCCTCTTGGTCAACTGCTGGTACTGTAGACATCCCTGCTGTTAATGCAGCAGACAA